CTAGAGTCTTTATAACCCAGGAAATGCACGGTAGGAATTTTCTACCAGCCAGACATTACGGTAAGCTCGTAGCTGTTCTACCCGATAATGCTCAGATAGTAATCTCAGCAACCCCTATTTTAAGAAAAATTCAAAGAGCTTTATATGACTACAGTAAAGAAGACTATTTACTGTTATCCGGTGATCCTATCATCATGGGGTTATGTATGATGGTAGCGTCCGATAAAACCAATGGTTATTTAAAGATGTTAAAATGGGAAAAACGTGAGAAAGATTACTATGAAGTAGTAGTAGATTACTACGGTAAGGGAGAAGACAATGAATGATATCTTTGCAGAACTAGAGAAAGACACTTTAAAGAACGTCAACATACCTAAAGATAAAGAACTGGTTGAAGTTGGTGTATTAATAAGTACCTTACATAAAATGCAGGAAGACTATTACCAACAAGAAACCGCCCTTAAAAAATTTAAACAAGAAATTATAGAAATGGAGTTACGTACAATTCCAGACATTATGACAGAATTAGGTGTTGCTGAATTTACCAACACGGATGGCGTTAAGGTAACAATCAAACCATTTATAAGTGCCAGCATACCCAAAAAACGTATGGAAGAAGCCCACGCATGGTTAAAAGATAACGGGCATGGTGATTTAATAAAGCATTTTGTTTCTGTAGATGTAGGTAAAAAAGGTAATGACGCTGGCCTAGCGTTAGAGGCTTTATCTGAGTTGGGGTTAGATCCAACCGATAAAGAAAATGTTCATCCACAAACATTAAAGGCGTTTGTGCGTGAACAGGTCGAGTCGGGGGAGCCCATCCCGCTAGAGCTCTTCGGAGCATATTTTGGGCAAAAAGCGACCATTAAGAAAGGATAGAAAATGGCGAAAGCACTAAAACAGGTAGACAGTACAGTTCCGGCTGAACTGTTAAGTGAAATGGCAGCAGATGCCGGACACGGACAAGAAGGTATTACCGGGCAAGACTTGGCAATACCGTTTCTTAAAATACTTCAACAAATGTCTCCGGAGCTTGCCAAACGTGACGGTAAGTATATTGAAGGTGCCACTGAAGGTATGATTATGAACAGTGTTACAGGGCAGTTGTGGGAAGCCGACGAAGGCGTAACCGTAATTCCCTGTGGCTTTAAATTCAAAACCAATGAGTGGCTACCAGAACGTAAGGGGTTAGTTAATAGCTACTCCAGAACAGATACATTGCCGGAATTTGAACGTGATGATACAGGCACATCTATAACTAAGGCTGACGGTAATATCTTGCAAGATACCGCTGAACACTATGTTCTGGTTGTTTATCCAGACGGTGGTTGTGAACAAGCCCTTATAAGCATGGCCCGTACTCAGCTTAAACATAGTCGCAAGTGGAACACTATGATTAAGCAGAAGATACTTCAAACTAAAGATGGCCCTAAGAGTCCTCCGTCGTATGGGTATATGTATACCTTAAAAACCACCGGGGAATCTAAAGACGATAACCACTGGGAAGGGTGGACCATAGCAGATGCTGGCATGGTAACTGACAGTAATCTGTACCAAGGAGCAAAGGCTTTCGCTAATTCTATTAGCCAAAATGAAGTCTTAGTTAAGCATACCGAAGAAGTAATGTAAGGAAAAACCCCCTGCTTCGGTGGGGGGTAATCCTTTTAGGGGGTATGCTATGTCTATCTATGCGCCAGCATTTATGGAATTATTTAAAGGTATGGAAGAAGCATATGGCGAATACGCTATATCTGATAAACCTGCCGATCCGGAAACTAAAAAGAAACAAGGCCAAGCTGTAACAATCCGTAAGCCTGTAACTGAAATACTTTGGGTCAGGCATTTAGCGGGTAGAAAAACACTTGGTATTATTCCTATAGATAAAATGAGTATGTGTCAATGGGGTGCTATTGATATAGATAATTACGATTTAGATATAGTATCGTTCAGTAGAGCATTCTATAAACGGGATTTACCCTTAATACCTTTTCGTTCTAAGTCTGGCGGTATTCATTTAGTGTTATTTCTAACAGAACCCGTACCCGCTAAAGAGCTACAGGCAAAATTAAGTGAAATTGCAGCCTGTTTAGGGTATGGAACTTCTGAAATTTTTCCAAAACAAACCAAGGTTTTAATAGATAAAGGGGACTTAGGTAACTGGTTAAACATGCCTTATTTTGGAGGTGAAAAAAGTACCCGTTACGCCCTTGATAAAAGTGGTGAAGCTTTACCTATTGATAAGTTTTTGGATTTTGTACAAGACTTTAGAATTACGCCCAAGCGGCTTAAAGATATAAAAGTATTAGAAACGGGAACCTTGCTTCCAGACGGACCACCGTGTTTACAAGCACTGGTTCAACAAGGATTTCCACAAGGTACAAGAAACAACGGCCTGTTTGCACTTGGAGTGTATTGTCGTAAAGCCTTCCCTGATAATTGGGACCGTGAAATAGAAATAAAAAATACAGACTGTATGGACCCACCTTTAGATTCTAAAGAAGTTCAATTAATCATCAAACAGGTGGGTAAAAAAGACTACAACTATAAATGCAACGACCAGCCACTAGCCGCATTTTGTAATTCTGCATTATGTCGTACTCGTAAGTATGGAATAGGCGGTGGTGCCATGCCCACAATGACAGGCTTACGAAAGCTGCCGACAGACCAACCTGTTTGGTTCTTAGAAGTTAACACAGCGACCTTAGAACTAAATACTGATCAATTACAGAAACAAACTTTATTTCAAAAAGCTTGTATGGAAGCCATTAATTACATGCCCCCTAAAATAGGCGATCGCCAATGGCAAACACTAATTCAAGTTTTATTAGATAATTGTGTAGAATTAGATAAACCTAAAGAAGCGGGTATTGGTGATCAGTTCAATGAGCTGTTTATAACTTTTTGTACAGACAGCCGGTTAAGGGCTAATGCAAAAGAAGAGTTGTTACTAGGCCGACCGTGGGTAGGCCCAGACCCTAATGACGATACAGTTTTTCGTATTTATTTTAGACTGCGTGATATAGAAGAATTCTTAGTTCGTAATGGTTTTAAATATTACACCCGTTCACAAATTATTTCTAGGTTAACTTCCAAAGAAATAGGATGCCAATCACACTTTTTTAAGATTAAAGGTAAGGGCATTAATGTTTGGTATGTGGAAGAATTTGACAGCATGAATGAATCTTTTGAATTACCGGATATGGGTGGTGATGTCCTTTAGCCCAGAAATAATACTCGGTCCGCCCGGTACAGGTAAAACAACTTATCTGTTGAACCTAGTTGAAGAAGCGTTGGATAATGGCGTAGAACCAGAAAGAATGGGGTTTGTGGCATTTACTAAGAAAGCCGCTAAAGAAGCTATAGAACGTGCAGAAGATCGCTTTAACTTAACAGACAGGAGGCTACCTTATTTTAGAACACTCCACAGTTTAGCTTTTCGTATGTTAGGTATGAACCGTGAACGTGTTTTAAGTAGATCGCAAATTAAAGAATTCGGAGAAATTTTAGGATTAAAGCTAAGAGGCAGTATTGCTTCAAACGAAGGTACAGTCTCTAATTCTTTACCGGGAGACAGAGCGCTATTTTTGTCTGGGTTATCTAGATTACGCTGTGTTCCATTACAAGAACAGTGGCGTGAAAACACAGAAGACCTAGGTTGGTATGAATTGGAAAGAGTTCATAAAGGATTAAAGAAATTTAAGGACAGCCGGGGGTTGTTTGATTATACAGACATGCTGGAAATATATATTGATCAGGGTTATGCACCTGAATTAGAATTACTGGTTGTAGATGAAGCCCAGGATCTAAGTAAGCTCCAGTGGAAAATGGTACATAAGTTAGCAGAAAAGGCCGAAAGAGTTGTTATAGCTGGCGACGATGACCAAGCTATTTTTCAATGGGCAGGAGCAGATTTAGCGTATTTTGTGCAGTTAGAAGGAACAGTGCGGGTACTAAATAAATCTTACCGCATACCAAAAAATATTCATAATACGGCAACTGCTATTATTAATAGAGTAGCTATACGAAGACCAAAACTTTGGAAAAGTAAAGAACAGGCGGGTGCTGTTACTTATCACACCACAACCGATAGCATTGATATGACAAACGGAACATGGTTAGTATTAGGTAGAAATGGTTATTTAATTGATAAGGTAGAAGAACAATGCCGACGCGAAGGGTTAATATATGAACGAAATGACCGCAGGTCTGTAAAAGAGAATTCACTGGCAGCGATACAGAATTGGGAAAAGCTTAGAAACGGTGAAGTACTAGAGGCATTGTCTGTTAAAAAATGTCTTAAGTTTTTAAAACGATCAACCCCCGCATTACCAGAAACAGGATCGTATAACTTACAAGACTTACAAAGAGATTGGGGGGTGTCAAGGAATGACATATGGCATGATGCTTTTGAACGAATGGCGCTAGTTGAACGATCTTATCTAATTGCTGCTTTACGCCGGGGTGAAAAATTAACTAAGACGCCTCGTATACGATTAAGCACCATACATAGTGCGAAAGGTGGCGAAGCAGATAATGTGATCTTATTTAGTGACATAGCAAACCGAACTTATAAAGATATGCAAAAACAACCAGACAATGAACGTAGGGTTTTTTATGTAGGAGTAACAAGAACAAAAGAAAACTTACATGTGATTATGCCTAGAACTAAATTTACTTTTTCTGAACTATAATAATATGTAGTCGCAATATTAGCTTATATGCTAAAATACACTTTAGAAGGTTAGTAAGGAAGAATTATGCAAACAGAAAGATTTTATAAATTTATGGACAAGAGAGAGCGTATTCGTCTTCGTAAAGAAAACGATATGCCGTGGCCATGGACAGATGATCCAATTCTACAAACCTATAAATTCACTAATGTTAAACGGGCGCATGACCGTACGACAAAGTGGTTTTGGAAAAATGTATTAGATCCAAACCACAATAAACCGAAAGAATATCTACTGTTTAACTGCGCGTTGTTTCGGTACTTTGGTACCGTAGAGTTTTCAGAGGCAATTGGCGGTTGGACCGAACTTTGGACTGAACATAAAGAAATTATTAGGGATATAGCTAAAAGCCGTTTGGAAAATAATCAAAAAGTTTTCACTGGTGCTTATGTAATAACTAATCAGGGTATTAAAGCGCCCAAGCAAGATGTAGTAATAGATGAATTCTTAACACCGCTTTGGTATAAATTACCCGACCTAGTAAAAATTGCTAGTGATACACAAAGCTGGGAAGCTGTAGCAAAACGAATGATGAAGCTAAAAGGCTTTGGCGGCACGGGCTTTATGACCAAGGAGGTATTACAAGATGCTTTACATACCACTATGTTTGTGGATTGTATTGATCGCAACACTTGGTGTCCTATTGGCCCTGGAGCGAAACGCGGACTTAATAGAGTACTTGAAAAACCTTTTAATTCTCCACTGAAACCTGAAAAAGGTTTACAGATTATGTTGGAACTGTTTGCAGCTAGAACAGACTACTGGCCGAAAAATTTTGTCCAACTAGAACTGCATGACATACAGTTTCAGTTATGTGAATTTGATAAATACGAACGTGTGAAAAATAATGAAGGTAGGCCAAGGAGTAAATATCATGTTAAGTGAAGTCAGGGTACATACTACGCAACTTCCTTTATTTAATACACTAGCCCTAGAAATTAATGCGAAATGTAATCGGGTGTGTGACTTTTGCCCACAGGCTAAAAGCACAAGACCAAGTCAACAAATGACCGAAGAAATCATTTCTGACGTTATAGACCAGCTTATTGAACTCAAGTTTAAAAAGCGTGTTTCCCTTAATATCTATAACGAGCCTTTAAGGCATAAAGGGCTGGAACAATTTATTAGTATGTTTACAGAAAAGCTTCCTAAAGTTTGTACCATGTTTGCTACGAATGCAGACTACCTAAAACGACCAGAAGATTTAGCTAAGTTCTTTAATGCAGGGTGTCGTCAAATTCAAATTAATATTTATTCTAATGAAAAACGCTACCAACAACTTAAAAAATGGGTAGACGAATTAGGGTATGACCAAGATAGTTCTGTTTACACTTACGCAAAGCCGGGACAAAAAATTTGTCAAGTGCTTAGAAAATTTGATGATAAATTTGAAGGAGGCTTTACGATTAATAACCGCGCAGGAAACATACCTTGGTTTCAAGCGCCTATAGCACAACCCCTCCAAAAAATGTGTACTCGCCCTTGGCGCATGTTGAATATCAATTGGGACGGCCAAGCCATACTGTGCTGTAATGATTATGAAGGTGAAACCAATTTTGGAAACTTGAAAACACATTCTTTACTGGAAATGTGGAACCATATGGAATTCCACAAAATACGTGAAAGACTCCAAAATAAAGATCGTAACTTACCTGTGTGTGGTGTGTGCGATTATGGCGGCGGCAGTTACCCCCATATGATTCACCCTGTTAATTTGATACCGTATACTAATTATGATCCAAGGAGATTAGACCAGTGACTACGGTAGTACCCGCATATGAAAAAGATTTTGAACTGGAATACAGTTCTGAATACGGACTGTATTTACGAATCGGTTCCACAGATAAATCCTGCGTTAAAGAAGTTTACAGAGACTATAAGAAGATGCAATTGCAGGATAAAGTAGTTATGGATTTAGGTGGTTGTTTTGGCGCATTCTGTAGATTCGCCTTAGATTCAGGTGCCAAGCATGTGTATACATATGAACCCGAACCAAAAAACATACCGCTGCTTCAAAAGAACACACAGGGTATGGACTATGAACGTATCACAACTTATAATAAAGCTGTGATAGCGGGTAATGACCAAACCGTAGATTTATACAGGGGTGGTCGTCGAGGACATTCAATGGAAAGTGCCAGTACATTAGAAATACGTGGGCGTGAAAAAATTCAAGTTGGTTCTTGTAATTTTGAAGATGAACTTAAACGTATTAAACCTTCTGTAATTAAAATGGATGTAGAAGGTGGTGAATACTCATTATTAGAAATACGAATGCCTAAATACGTTAAAGAGATAATGGTTGAGTATCATTTCAAGCGCAAAGCTTTAAAAGAAAAATGTGCCGAACTGCATAACTATTTACTTAATCAAAACTTTAAGGCGATAGAAGCCCCTTATTTAGAAGATAAAAACCGTCACGGCCTTGGGCTATATAGGAGAACGTAATGTTAATTTATATACACACGGCTGGCAGACCCGATAAGCAGATAACACTTAAAAGTTTTTCATCTGACTTGGTTAAGCGAACTCGCCTAGTAGTGCAAGATGCAGAAAAAGACCGCTATTTAAAATTACCTAATGTAGTAGTTCTTCCTGGGGATATAGACAGGTTAAGTCCAACACGTCAGTGGATATTGGAAAATGCTGAAACTGATAAGTTTGTAATGATGGACGACGATTTAACTTTTGCACACCGTAGACCATATACAGGAACTAAACTCTATAAAGCTGACATAGAAAACGTAGAGACGATGTTTACAGAACTTGAGTATTTGCTAGAGACCTACATCCATGTGGGCATAAGCGCACGTGAAGGTAATAACCGTGTACAGTCAAACCTAAAAGAAAATACACGTATGATGCGCTTGCTCGGTTACAACAAACCAGAAGTATTAAAAACTGGCGCACGGTTTGATCGTATAGATACTAAACAAGATTTTGATATGACTTTGCAGTTATTACGCAAAGGACATAAAAATGCAGTGCTGTACAGCTTCGCACATAATCAACCAGGAAGTAACAACACTGGAGGGTGCAGCGTTTACCGTGACCCAGAAATGATGGATAGGTGTAGCCGTGAATTAGCTAACCTACACCCTGAATTTGTTAAGGTAGTTGAAAAACAAACTAAGACGAGTTGGGGTGGCGGCATTAGAACAGATGTAAGAATAGCGTGGAAAAAAGCGTATGAAAGTCATACACAGTCGTAATGTAAACGAAGCCTATACTATCGGCCTTAATGCACTAGACGCCGCTGGTAACATTGAAGATAGCCGTGTGGGACAAGTTAAAGTTTTCCCTACGCCGGTATCTACAGTTTATACGCATCCACAAGAACGTGTTTTGTTTAATGAACAACGTGATGCAAACCCATTTTTCCATTTAATGGAAGGGTTGTGGATGTTGGCGGGGCATAATGACGTAGAATGGATTAGCCACTATAACAGTACGTTTGGTCAGTTTAGCGATGACGGTGTCATATTTAACGCTGCTTATGGTTACCGATGGCGGCATCAATTTAACCGAGACCAGTTATCTGAACTGATAAGTATGCTGCGTAAAGACCCTAATACACGGCGAGCCGTTATAAGTATGTGGGATCCTTATGCAGACTTTAATGCAGAAGGTAAAGATTTTCCCTGCAATTTAAATATCGCATTTAGAGTACGTGACCATAAGTTAACCATGACGGTATTTAACCGTAGCAACGATGCAGTATGGGGAGCTTACGGTGCTAACGCTGTGCATATGAGTATGTTGCAAGAGTACATAGCTAGTGCCATTGGGATAGAAATGGGGGTTTATACTCAAGTGAGTAATGATTTTCATGCTTACATAGAAGTTTTAAATAAAGTGGGTACGCCTGATCCACACCCTATGGACCCATATCAAATGGGTATTATCCCTTCTCCACATTCTATGATAGATAACCCAACGGTATGGAATGAAACATTAGATCTGTTTATGGCAGATACCCGTTTATTCCATAAAATAAAATATAAAGCTAATTATAGATTTGAAACAATTGGGTTTTCTAAAGAACCGTTCTTTATGGAAATAGCTATTCCTATGGTTAAGATATGGGGCTGTTATAAACATAAAGACTATAAATCAGCACTACGTATCCTTGCTGAAGATATGGTCAACTCTGATTGGAAACAATCTTGTAAAGAATGGATACTAAGAAGGGCAGAAAGACATGCGTCAAAAAATGCTAAGAGAAGGCGGAGCCGTCAAAAGATGGCATACGATAACTAATGTCAAAGAACAAACTGTGGCAGCTCATAGCTGGGGTGTCGCAAGCATTGTGCTGGATCTTTGGCCTGATTGTTCTAATAACCTTATTCGTGCCGCTCTTTGGCATGATATCGCTGAGCTGCATACTGGAGACATTCCTGCGCCGATTAAGTGGGAAGACAGGGAATTCGCACTCGCCTGTCATAATATTGAACAAAGAATCCAAGAACAATTTAGCTTATTTGAAGAGCTTACCGAAAAAGAGCAAACACGATTAAAGATGGCAGACATCTTAGAATTAATGTGGTATTGCTTAGATGAGATAAAATTAGGTAATAAGAAATTTAGTAAGATTCTAATGATAGGGGCTGAACATTTTTTACACTTTCGTTATACGTGTTCAAAGGCTGATGCCATGTGTGACTATTTAATAGAGAAAGGAAGGTAGGTATGGTTTGGTATGCGTTTCTTATAGCTTGTTTCACCAGCCATTGTGCCAACATGAACTGGATAGAAAACTTTGAAAGCCTAACACAGTGTAATGAAACCTTACCCTTTATTCATGCAGAAGTTGTAGGTTCTGGTTTAAAGATAGAAGAAATAGGATGTAGAAAGAAAGGAGTTATAAATGTCAAACGCCAACAGTCGTCAAGTAGGAGGCGCACATTACCGGAATAAGATCCAACATTGGGATTGGGTGTCCAGTAATGAGTTAGATTATTTCCAAGGGCAGATAACTAAATACATCGCTAGATGGAAACACAAAAACGGTATAGAAGATCTAAAGAAAGCAGCGCACTTTTTAGAAAAATACATTGAGCTACAAGAAAAATCTGAATTGGATAAAAATCAACGCTGCTTTGATTTAGAAGGTAGTGACCCATTAGCTCATGGTTATGTGAACCAAGACTAATGCGCGGGGACTTAATTATAGAGGCATTAAAAAGTGCCACTAAAATCTTTAATCTAACCAAACGGGAACTACACCTGTTGACATACTGTGATTCTAGGGTTATAGACAGATGGTACCGTAATAAAGTGTCTATCCAAGAAGCAGCTATTTGGGCTGAAGCACTTGGTTATGAATTAGTTCTTAAACGTAAAGAAATGAGAAAGTAATGCAGATACCCCTCTTTGAACCAGAAGCAAACTGGACAACACCGGAAGTTTTACCTGATTTTGAAAACGCTGAAGCCATAGCCATAGACCTAGAAACATGTGATAAGGATTTAGAAAACAGTGGTCCTGGCTGGCCTTGGGCTGGAGGTCACGTAGCGGGAATAGCCCTGTGCTTTAAAAAGGGTAAAGACTTTGAATCACATTACTTACCCATAGGTCATCAAACAGGGCAAAATTTAGACAAAGCATTAGTTAGATCATACCTACAAAAATTAGGAAAGTCCAAAATTACAAAAGTCTTTCATAACGCAATGTATGATATCGGCTGGCTTCGTACAGAGCAGATAACAGAAATAGGAGGACCACTATTTGATACAATGAGTGGAGCTGCACTATTAGATGAAAATAGAAAAAGCTACAGTCTAGATAATGTTGGGAAATCTTGGTTGAACATAGGTAAAGATGAATCGCTACTAAAGGAAGCTGGAGCCGCTTACGGGCTTAAAAACATTAAGAAAGAAATGTGGAAATTACCGCCCAAGTTTGTTGGTCCTTATGCTGAACAAGATACACTTGTAACTCTAAAATTATGGGAACTGGAAAAGGGTAGGTTAGTTAAAGATGATTTAAATGAAATCATGGAACTAGAAATGTCCCTACTGCCCCTGTTAATAGAAATGCGAGCACGGGGTATTCGCATAGATTTAGATAAAACCCAACAGACTAAACAGGTGTTGAAAAAACAAAAAATTCAATTGGAAAAGGAGCTATATAGAAAATTTAATGTTAAGGTAGATGTATGGGCTTCTGCTAGTATAGCGAAAGCTTTTGATGCCCATAACTTAGAATACCCAAGAACACAAAAAACAGCCGCCCCGAGTTTCACCAAGGAGTTCCTCGAATCCCACCCACACGAAATAACAAATATAATACTTAGGATTCGAAAAACAGATAAAACAATAAGTACGTTCATGGATGGAATGATTTTAAATTCCATCCATAACGGTAGGATACATGCAGAACTGCACCCATTAAAAAGTGATAAGGGGGGTGCGGTTTCTGGGCGATTTAGCTGTAGTCGTCCAAATCTACAACAGGCAAGTGCCCGAGATCCAGAGTTTGGGCCAATGGTAAGAAAATTGTTTTTACCAGAAGAGGGTCAGCTATGGGGGTCTTTAGATTACAGTAGCCAGGAGCCACGGCTTACTGTCCACTATGCTCATAAAACTAATCAACCAGGAGCTGCAGAAGCTGTAGAAAACTATAATACAGATAAGAATATGGACTACCACCAAATGGTAGCAGACCTAGCAAACATTTCACGGAAACACGCTAAGACAATTAACTTGGGACTAGCCTATGGTATGGGTCAAGTCAAACTATGCACTAGCTTAGGATTACCAACTGAAAAAATAACCGATAAAAAAGGTGCAATTAGGGAAATAGCAGGAGAAGAAGGATTACAAATTATCGCGCAGTACCATACCAAAGTTCCCTTTATTAAAGGGTTGACTTCTACCTGTTCAAACCTTGCCCAAGAACGGGGGTATATCCGTACTATTGGTGGCCGCTTATGTCGCTTTAATATGTGGGAACCAGCTAATGGAAGCTGGGATATGCCTGTTGAAGGCCGAGCTGCTGCCCTGGATAAATGGGGTGGACAAGTGCGTAGAGCATTTACACATAAGGCTTTAAATAGATTAATCCAAGGTTCTGCCGCAGATATGACCAAGTTAGCCATGCGTAACCTCTGGCAAGAAGGTATTGTACCATTACATCAAATGCACGATGAACTTGATTTTAGTTTTGAAACCAAAAAGCAAGCGGATCAATGTATAGAAATAATGGAACAGTGCTTGCCGCTTTCAGTACCTATTGTGGTGGATGCAGAGTTTGGTAAAACTTGGGCAGATGCTAAATATTCTT